CGCGGGCAGCTTCAGGAGCAGATGGCCGCGGCGCGCGCGGAGTATGACCGGGTACGTGAGGTCGCCGAGCGTGCCCGGCTGCCCGTACAGACACCGACCCAGTCGGTTGCCGATCCCACGCTTGCGCCGAGCCCGGTACAGCCGCTGGCGATCGGCGAGGAGACTGCGCGGCAGATCGCCGATCTCGAGCGACGCCGGCGCGTCTACAACGCATCGCCCTCCCAGCGGCCGAAGATCGAAGCCGAGATCCAGGCCGAGACCGCCGCGCGCGAGCGGAGCCTCAACGCGCTCGAGGCCGAGCGGCTGAAGCGAGCCATGGTCGCCGACGCGCTCGCCCAGCAGCGCCTCAGTTATCGTGACCAGACCGGCGAGATCGAGATCCAGGGCCGCGCCACGCTCGCGGTCGCCCAGGCCTATGCCCAAGGCCAGGCCGCCGTCATGCGCGCCGAGGCCGCGCGCCAGGCGGCGAGCGAGGCCTATCGCGGCGGTCTCGACCAGGCGGCACGCGCCGAGCAGATCTTGCGCGTGCGCGTCATCGACACGATCGAGGCGCAGACCCGCGCGGTGTTCCAGGCCGACCTCGCGACTCAGAGCGCGACACGCCTGGCCGAGGCCGAGAGCCAAGGCGCGGCCGCGGTCCAAAGGGCGGATGTGGCCGAGCGCTCGCTGGCGGCAACCCGCGATGCCCGTGCGGCATTGTCGTTGGCCTCGGGCATTGCGGAGGAGCGGCTGCGCAGCGCGATCGACGCCACCACCCAGGCCATCAACGCTCAGGCGGCTGCCGAGCGCACCCGTCAGCTTGCTCGCGAACGCCGCCTGGCGGAGAGCGAGCGCGACTTCGCCGAGCGCGAGGCCGACGCGGCCAAGATCGGCGATCCGGCGGCCCGGCGTGCCGCCGAGTTGGGCATCGAGCGCGACCGGCGCCGGCAGGCGCTGCGCGAGCGCTTCGGCGTCGAGGACGAGCAACTGAGCAAGTCCCAGGAGGCCGCTGCGAACTTCCGCGAACATGCGCGCTACTTCAGCGAGATCCGGGAGCAGGCGAAGAGCCTCGCCGGGGACATCACGAACTTCCTGGTCGATGGCTTTGCCAATGCCAGCAAGGGCGGGCAGAGCGCCTTCGCCAACCTCGCCGACGGCGCGGTCGGGCTCTTCCGGCGCATGGCTGCGCGCATTGCCGCCACGCTGATCGAGCAGAAATTCGTCCTGCCGATCACTACCCAGATCGTCGGTGCGGTGCCCGGCCTGTTCGGCGTCGTCGCGCCTCAAGCAACTGCACAGGCCGGCGCCAGCGCCGCGGCCGGATCCGCCGCAGCCTCGGCAGGACCGGGCTTCTTCGAGAGCATCGGCAACTGGTTCACGGGGATTTTTGGCGCCGGCCACGCAGGGGCGATTGTCGGTGTCGCGCCCTCCCATGTTCGCCGTGTCGCCCTCGGTGCCTTCGAGGGGGCGGAGCGCTTCCATGTCGGCGGCATGTTGGGATTGCGGCCCGACGAGGTGCCCTTTGTCGGCCTACGCGGGGAGGAAGTGCTGACCCGCAACGACCCCCGCCATCGCTGGAACATGGACCGCTTCGAGCGGGCCCGTGCACCGGCAGGCGAGGGGGACATCAGCGTCAATGTCTACGACATGCGCATCGGCCGCAATCAGCCCCCGGCGCGCACCGAGCAGCGTCGCGGGGCCGATGGTAAACGCGAGATCGCTGTCTTCATCGAAGACAAGATCGACGAGGCCATCCGCAGCGGCCGCCTCGACCGCGCCCAGGCCGAGACCTATGGCGCGCGCAGGATCACCAAGAGAGTGTGACGATGTCTGCAATCGCTTGGCCAACCGGCCTCCCGCAACGACCGACGGTTGGGGGCTACCAGGAGCGCTTCGCCGAGACGAGCTTGCGTACGGCGATGGACGCCGGCACCGCCAAGGTCCGGCGCCGCTTCACCGCCGCGCCGCGGCAGATCGAGGCGACGTTCAAGGTGAACGCCGCGCAAGCCGGGATCCTCAAGACCTTCTTTGAGGACACGACCGCCGGCGGCGCCTTGCCCTTCGACTGGACCCATCCGCGTGAGGGCACGCCGGCCACGTTCCGCTTCCTCGAGGCGCCGCATGTCGCGGCCATCACGGGCACGCTGTTCACGGTCGCGGTCAAGCTGGAGCACCTGCCATGAGGACGATGTCGGCGGCGGCACGTGCGGCTGCGCATGCCGAGACCAGCGACAAGGTATGGCTGGTCCTGCTGGAGATCGCGGCTGCAGATCTTGCGGCACCGATCCGGGTGGTCAACGACAACCAGGACATCGTGCACCAGGGTTGGACCTTTGTCGGGTACCCGTTCGAGGTCGAACTTCCGCCGGAGAACCAGGACCGGCCGATGATCGCGCGGATCCGGATCGACAACACAGAGCGTCTGATCGTCGACGAGGTGCGGAGCATCAGCGAGCCACCCAGCGTCACGCTGCGCGTGGTCCTCGCCGATCAGCCAGACGCGATCGAGGTCGAGTATGCCGGCATGCGCCTGCGCAACGTCACCTGGGATGCTGGCGAGATCTCGGGCGACCTCGTCTACGAGGACATTCTCTCCGAGCCCGTCTGCGAGCAGATGACCCCGGCGCGATTTCCTGGTGCGTTCTGATGTCGGAGATCCCTGCGTGGGCCGCTGCCTATGTTGGCCTCCCGTTTCGGGAAGGCGGGCGCTCGCGCGACGGACTCGATTGCTACGGTCTGCTGCGGCTCGTCATCAACGAACGCTTCGGTGGTGCAGTGCCTGCTTACGAGGGCATTGCCTACCGGCCAGGCGAGGACCGCGATCTGCTCGTTGCCCTGATGGACGAGCGCATTCGGCTCTGGCGACCGATCGCCATCGGAGCGGAGGAACCGGGCGATGGTGTCCTGCTGCGGGTGATGGGGCGACCGATCCATGTCGGGGTCGTCGTGGCGCCGGGCTTCATGCTTCACATCGAGAAGGGCTGCGACAGCGTGCTGGAGCGTTTCTGCGCGGGCTCGCGATGGGAGCGCCGGTTGCTGGGATTTCATCGCCATGCCGCTTGACGAGGCGACTGGTACGACCCTGCGCTGGACCTTGGTTGCGCGACCGTTCTCGACGGAGCGCCAGGAGCGCGAGGCGTGCGTCGGTCTTTCCCTTGCGCAGATGCTTGAGGCCTCCGAGCTGCCTCGGCGTTACTGGCCCTATCTGCAAGTCTTCGTTGATGACCAGGAGATCCCAAGCGCCTGGTGGGGGCGGGTGCGGCCCAAGGCGTCGGCCCGGCTCTTCGTGCGCGTCAACGCACTGGGCGGGGGCGGAGGAGGAGGAAAGAACCCGCTCGCCATCATCGGCGCCATCGCGGTCATCGCCTTCGCGGCGTGGGCGGCGCCGGCGCTGACGGCTGCGGCCTTCGGAGCCGAGGTGGCAGCGGTCAACGCCGCAGGCGTCTTCACGGCCATGGGGATCACCAAGCTCGCCCTTGCCGGCGCCATCACCATGGTCGGCTCGCTGCTGGTCAACGCGATCGCGCCCACGCCCGCCCAGTCCCTGCGCGGTGCGGATGCCGGCCTTTCGACCCCGAGCTATGCCATCACCGGGACGACCAACCGCCTCAATCCTTACGGCCCGATCCCGCGCATCTACGGCACGCGGCGGATCTTCCCGATCCTCGCCGCCAGGCCCTACACCGAGACCGTCGGCAATGAGCGCTACATGCGCCTGCTGCTGCTGGCCGGCTATGGCCCGCTCAAGATCGAGGATATCCGCATCGGGGCGACGCCCCTGGCCGCCTTCGACGGCGCCGAGGTCGAGATCCGCGAGGGCTGGGCCGGCGATCAGCCGGTCACGCTCTACACCAAGCGCATCGAAGAAGACGCGCTCTCGATCGCGCTGACCGCTGCGGGCGGCTGGCATATTGTGACCTCGCGTCCCGCGGCGCGGGAGATCAGCCTCGATATCGCCTTCGAGCGCGGGCTCACCCTGTTCGACGATCAGGGGGCACGCGCCAATGCCAGCGTCGTCTTCGATGCCGAATACCGGCCCGTCGGCGCTTCGGCCTGGATAGCGATCCCCTGGAAG